GCCTCTTTCAGCCAGAAATTCAAGTCTCTTACATCAAGGCTATAGAGCTGTTCATCCGGGAACTGGCCCGGAAACTCACTTGCTATTACTGCTAGGTTTTGTCTCCAGGCCTTGTCGAGTTTTTTTCTTCAACAGTTAGCTCTCTCTCTGGTTTGAATATACAGGTTGTCACATACTCAATAATCTCATTGACCTGTCTGAGCTCTAACTTATCGATTACTTTTTGCTTGCCAAATATCAATTCAACCTGTTCAAAAGCAGCTTCAACATCGCCCGTCCGGATTCTCTTTTCAAGAGAAGCCATCTTTCTTAGGATTCCTCTTGTTATCGGTTTTGCTTGAAGTTTTACACCATCAATTTCTACTGTGATTGGCTTGTAAAGACTTTTCTCTGTACTAAGTTTTAGACTCATTAGCTAGATACTCCCCACTGATATAGCTTGCCTTCATAGCCAGAATCTTGATTCGGGAATACTTTGAACATGACATTAAGAACTCTCTGGGTCTCTCTGTCAAAACCAATATCAAAAGCTCTGTAAGGAAAGCATTTGTAAAGCAGAATCCAGGTCTTTTCATCTGGGTCAGGAACATTATCACAGAGCGGTTGGATGAGAACCTGTTTAGCATCATCATACATACTGCAGCCAGATTTCACTGAGAAGACAGCGATATCAGCACCTCCTGACTCAACACCTTCAAGCAAGGCTGTAAGCTGAGCTAATGTACTTCTAGTCATAGGCACTGATAATTCGGAAACAGTACCAGTGAATGATGCATCAACAGGGGTTTCTCCGTAACCTTCTTCTTGAATGTCGGAAACACTATCGGTGGTAGTGAAAGAGACCGTACCAAGAACAGGATTAATCACAAGATTTGAATCTCCATAATCCCAAGTCAATCGAACTGGCCCTTTGTCTTTGAAAGGTAACTGTGGCATTTTATACCTCCATTAAAAATTTCTGAAGTCTTACGGTGGAAACTCCGTCGCAAGACTCCAGATGAAATTACATGAGAAAACGTATAATCCTACCTCATTAGGATTTTCTATTACAGCCGGTAATCCGACTGCATTAATTACCATAGCACAGTAAGGGGGGCCACCGTCAACTGCTGGCAGCGTCCAGCCTGCTGTGCCATGTATTGATTCATAGATACAATATGCATCGTCTCTTGCCTGAAAATAGCTCTCTGCTCTGTTCCATATCTGTATTGACTTCTCTTCCCAGTCTGCTAAGTCAGGCACTACTGCACCAGGCGATGTTTCTAGGATAACAACACATCTTCTTGGCGGTTCAGAACCTGATGGCGTTCTTAGCGGTAGTGAACCGACAAAGAGATTAGCACCTATAGTCAAGTCACAGCCACTGAGACTCTCAATAAATGTTGCATGTATTTTTTCATATTTCTTTCAAGCTTTGATTGCAAGTACTTCGGCCCCGAGCCCGGCTCTGACCAGTTCCAGTTCGATGGTGCTTCATGCAGTCTTGCTGCATACTCAGTATTGAAGCCAAAGACAATGCTGATACCCTTTCTTCCTATCTGAGCTTTGCCAATTGCTTGGCTTCTTCTGAGTGTACCTGTTTTTTTCGGCACAGTCGGCTGTTCATTCACAGCATCTGCAAGCACAAAAGCAGCGACTTTTTGAAGTGCTGCTGCTGATTCAGTCTTATGCTTCTTCAGGTACTTCTCAAAGCCTTTATCGAACTCTGAGAAATCCATGTAGAATCCTGTCTTCTTGTTCATTTGACATATATCTCTGTATGATGCAGAGCTGCTGAGTTCTGCACCTCTCTCACCTCAATGACTGAATACTTGATTCCATTGAACCTTATAATATCCTCATGGCTTATATTTACAGATGCATCAAAAAAGAACTTGCCTGTACTCAGGACTTCTTCTCCTTCAATGTTTCTTACAACTTTATGGTGTCTCATGTACCTGCATTTAATATTGCTCTGTACAGTCTCAGTCGGCTCGTTCCACTTGTCAAACGTCCTCTGTATGATATCGCAGGTATTAATCAGAAGCCCAGTATAAGACATTTATAATCTCTCCTCAATCAAAGCCTGCAGCTGCCTGATTCTATTTTTTACGCTGTGATTATGCCTGACACATGAGCAACCAATTTTTCTGATATCTGAAAAAGCATGCGGCTCTATTAGTACAGCCTCAATCTGAGCAAACATGTTGACTTCCGATATCGGTATATAATGAGCCCATGGCACAAGACCTGCTCTATCTATATCAGGAGTTCTGACACCAAGAAGAAGAGAGCCGGCTGCGGGGATTTCAAAGTATTTAGCAAGGCCATAATGATAGATTGAATCTGTAGCTATTGAACAGAAATATTTATTCAACGTTTCTGCATAGCTCTTATTGATGCAAGCCTCAATCTCCCAATTCTTCAATGAGGAAGGGTCATGCCATCTCGGATGTCTCATTACTGCAATCATTTTTTGATAGCGTGGTTTTTTCGCAATCGTATCAATTATTCTCCTTCTAATCGGATACAGCTTTGGTGACTTATGGCCGGTCAATAAGCATTTAAATATTGGCTTTTCTTGCAATTCCAATTTTGCATATCTGCTGTGTGGTGCGAAGTATAAAGGAAAGAATACGAACTTCTTTTTATATTTAGGAAATCTCAAGCTAAAATGATTGAAATAAGTCACAAGCAGCAGGTCTGCCCTCTCTGCTATTGGCTTCATCACCTGCTCTTTGAAGCTGTGAGCACCGGTTAGAAGGTAGATTATTTTTGGTGATTTAAGACTCAAAGATTCAGAGAGCAGCTCCTTGCCATGGACGCCTGCATAGATGAAGACAATATCTGCTGATTTTGCATCAGTAGTGAGATGTTCAGAATAGATGACATTGAAATCGAGCATCCGCTTCACAGAGCGAAAAAAGTTTCTGACTCTATCTGATACTCTGCTTGTCAAAAATATAGGATGCAGATATGCAACTCTTTTCAATGTCTTCTCCATGCTATGAGATTTGAACCCCTGCGGTCTTTCCTGCCGAGAGTCGAGGTCTTAAAACCAAGCTCTTTAAAATACTTTGGATACAGATGGCTTTTATGTTCTTCATACGGATTGCCCTTCACAGCTTGTTGGATATACTGCCCCCACGGACAGGCAAGTATGAGAACTCTTTTCGTATGCTTAAACAGCTCACTAAATATACCAGGTAATAAATCTTTCTCTACATGTTCAGGCCCATGCCACCACATAATGACATCAAAATTTGCAAGCGGTATTTTGTTCACATTTCTTACATCAGCTTGAATGATATTGAATCTTGAATTCTGTCTGTAGTAAAGCACGTTTTCCGCCCAAGCTTCTATGATTGTTATTTCGTAATTCTTCTTTATGAAATATGATAACATCTCAGTCCTTGCCTTACTTGCCCCAATATAAAGCAGACTCTTATAATCTAATAAGTCCGGTACAGCTTCTAATGACTGTCTTGCCCTAGCTATATTCATTTAACCGCTCCCGATGATGCCAAAGTGAGGCATCGATAAATTCTTCTATTACCTCAGTATTATCAGGCCTCTTCAAGCCTAAGAAGCTGCAAACTTTTTCAAGCTCTGACTGCCAATCAGAGAAGTAGTTGTGATAGTACGTTCTAATATGAGGTAAATCTTTTATATTCTTTTCGGCTTCTGAGCAGTAGAAATTATATAGCTCTCTACATTTCTGAACTGTAAACTTGTTTCGTTTTTTCAAGCTCACAGCCACTTCTACGAATGGTCTAAAGACCAGAATGGCTTTCAGTTCTTCTGGCTCTACAACTTGCTGCCAGAATTTTAAAGTGAGACAGGCTCTTGGGTCTTTCCAGCCGACTGCTCTATCCCTAGGCCATTTTGCAACAAATTGCTTCATTTTCTCAATCAACCATTGGGGGGCTTTGCTCACAGGTTTACATTGCCGCCAGCTTGTTTTGTTTGCTCTTAGGATTTCAATATTTAATCCGAGAAATTCTCTATCTTCAAAGTGGCCTCTCGGATTATCTCTCAATCCATTGAGAAGATTATTACCGAGGTAGAGGCCACACAACTGGAGCAGGCCAGTAACCATCGAAGTTCCTGAGCGGTGCATCCCACAAATTACTACCTTCATTTCTTTTTAACCTCAAAGACAACGAACTTTCTTTTGCCATCATCGTAAAGAACTGATTCTGATTTAATTGTGAAGAAAACCTCAAGCTCTTGTTTAAACCTCTCTTCTTTATGGTAATATTGAGTACCTTTGAAAGTAAAGTTTTTCCCAAGCCAGACACCGATTGCAGCAACAGTAGATTTCTTCATGACTCTAGCATATTTTCTAAGTCCCTGTCTGTAGTTGAGCATCCTGCTGAGCGGGCCAAAGGAGGCAAGAGCAGTGATGCTGCTGTCAGGACTAGAAAGAACTATCCTGCCGTTTTTGATATCATTTTTAGTCGATTGCAATATAAGTTTTTTCCTTCCGAATATTTTCTTTTTGATTTTTTCTAGCTCTTTTCTCATCATACACTCTCCAGGCATTTATTCATCCATTCAACTATTTTAGCCGGTGTGCAGTAGTCTTTGAATAGCTTTTTTGCTTGAGTTCCGATTCTGATGCATGCATCTCTGTCGTTAATACACTGCTCTATTACACTGAGTAAATCAGAGTAATCATCTCTGCAAGCAATATAATGAACGCCTGGCTTTAACTCTTTCCAGTACGGTAAAACAATGTCAAGCTGTGGTGAGATAGTACAAGCTCCGAACGCCATATATTGAAACTGGCCTCTGTCCAGAATGTCATTTCTAGCACCAGGCACACATACAGAAACAAGCTGACCACCAAACCAATCAATCAACCTGTATTGAACAAGCTTTCTTCTTTTAAGTGCTGCCGCTCCAGGTCTCTGATTGCTGAGGATCATCCCGCTTGCATTGTATTTGAGCATCTTCTCAAGCTTGAAGTATTCAGTCCAATCGTAGAAGCTTATCGGAGTTAATGGAAAAGTATTTTTCAATTCTTTGTGTCTCTTATAAGAATAATGAAATCTGAACTGAGCATCATACTTTGAATAATCATCAGCCACAATGAGGTGATCGCCAAAATCAATGAGGATGCTTCTATCTCTATAGTGCATGACAAAACCTCGTCCTTTTCTCTTATCTCGGTAGAGCTTCACTTCAATGCCTGCTGCTTTCAACAGCTCAATGACAAAAGGTACATAAGCTGTATCGTTCATGTCAGTTCTCCGAGTTTTTTGAGTCTCTTTTTTCCTAAGTCAGTAGCAAGCTCAAAGTTGTGTCCCCAAAATAGCTTCTTCTCTCTTCTCAATTTCATCGTCTGAAAGTCTCTATCTCTTACTTTATGAGCAACTTGCCACGTTTTGTCTTTCAATCTTTTATGATGTACAAGAGCCGATTCACAATAACCCCATTTGTTTATATTCCTTGCGAACCGGCCAAGCTCAAAATCGCTTGAGTAATGAACAAAGTCCGGACAGAATATGCAGCGATGCGGAAATCTTTCGATGAACTTCCTGCCCATAAGCCCAAAAGCAGAAGAGCAACCCTTGATGTCTTGCCTGATACCAATAAGGCCATCCGTATCTGGGAATTTCTCTTTCAACATCTTTACAGCTTTTTCAATGCAGTCTTTCTCAAAGACCAAATCATCTGAAGCATAAAGCACGGCATCGCTATGAGCATACTGCAAAAGGGTATTCATTGACATAACAAAGTCTTTTCTGTTTTTGTTGTAAATCAAGCAGATAGGAAGTTTGGCAATATCATGAAGTATTTTTTCATTGCCGTCTACAGCGATGAATATTGATAGCTTCCTATAGCTTGAAGCTCTGAGGCTTTGGATAGTTGCCTTCAATGTATCAAGCCTGTCAAAAGTGCTTATCAGTACATCAACTTGCATTAGAGAGTCTCCTGTATGCATAGCTTTGGAGTACCCAGAGCCTGGTTCTCTCCTGGATATCTGCAAGCATGGCCGGTGAATCTATCAACTGCAAGAGCTTCTCTTCTAGTGTATCAAGACTGGCAAATACAAATGGCACTTTCTTCACTCTATTCAGCACCGCACAGCCAAAGCATGCACCCTCCAGTGAGGTGCGATGCCAGTTTCCTGTAACTACATCGTCAATAAGAATATGACAGCTCTGCTTCAATCTAAGATTCTCTTTATAGCTCTTGCCTTCAATCCAAACTATTTCAACCGTTCTCTTTCTTGCAACATCATCAAGGACTTTCTTAACTTCATAATAGCCCTTGCTGCTTCGATGAGCAGGAGACAGCTTCGTTGTTGGTGCGAAAGCTATTCTTATAGTTGATGCTCTTCTTATCGGTCTGTATTCATCAGGATCAATGACATTCGGCAGTGCTGGCAGTTTATACTCTTTCTCCTGCAATGGCTGATTAATCGTATAGCAAACATCTGCAAGCTTCATGAGCTCATTCCAGTTGCCAAGCCGTGGTACTGAATGGAACTGTGCAAGTACTTTCTGAGAACCATGGAAAGAAGCAAGTTCTCTATGCCAGTAATTATTGACATGCCAGATATCGGCTTGTCTTAGAGCAACTCTAGCAGTGCCGTTCATATTAAGTAATAGATGATACGGAAACATCCTGCCATCAGCATAGCGATAAGTCTGATTGATAAGAGACACATTCAAATCAGTATATTTTCTCAGGGCTTTGAACAGTTCCCATGGTGCGGCTGCCAAGGGTGTCCGGCTGAATATCGCTATCCTCATGCCTTGAGCCCCCCTTGAGTTCTTCTCTCAATATCTGGATCATGCAGCAGCACTTGATATATCTCTATAACCTCTGAATCTTCAAGAGCTTCAAAGCAGTGCCAGAAGCCAGGTGGTATGGCGCTCGTCTGTCCTTCTTTCAAGATTGTTACGTCTTTCATGTGCTTGTCTCTCCAGATGGTTATCTTCAGTTTACCGGATATGACATAGAACATATTGTATTTATGCTCATGTCTATGTTCTGAACAGTACCCTCTCTGCTTTATACTCAAATGATGAGCAGAGACAAGAGCATTGCGAAAGAATTCAGTTGTCTGACCCCAGACTTTACCTTGTATCTTCAATGCAGCACCTCACTTATCGCTTTCTTT